TCTTCGGGATTTATAGAAGTCGTATCTCTGTCAGTGTACGTCACAGCAGGTTCCATCTGGTATGCCATCCTGTCCCTACTGGTTGCATTTAGGTATGTATCATTTGGTTGTCTAGTGTAGGCATCCTTTCTACCAATGTAACCATCTAATCTTTCTAGTGCGCCTTTCTGTACCAAAGGATCCAACGTGCTGGCTAGAAATCTTTGATTGGCATCTGTTCTGTAGAATGCAGGTAGGTGCTGTACAGTTCTCCTGTACTCGTTGTTGCCTTGCTTGACAACCTCGTTGTTTGTTAATGAGTTTGTTGTGTTATCGGCCATTAGTATCCTGATCCACTACTGCCGGAACTTGAACTTGATCCCGAACTTGTTGTAGTAGAGCCTGACACTGCTGATCCTGTTGTGGTGTTTGTTGTGGCAGTTGATGTTGATGTAACCACTGTACCGGATACCGCCAATTGGTTGGCTCCTAGTGCAGTTATGATTGAAACATCATCAACGGTGGCCCCACTGATAAAAATCTCGTCTGCCGCGGAATTGATCTGGAAAAGAGACCCAAAGCTCTGTCCTGATTGATTTGGCACAATAACCGCTGTCAGTAAGTCTGGAGCAAGTTGGTTGTGTATGTAAGCGGCTAATTCTGTAAAGTAAAATGCATCTCCAAAATCCCAGTTGTCTAGTGCAAAGAATTCGTTTATTGCGGCAATTACTCTTGTCTTGATCACAGCGTCTGTGACATTTGTTTTTTTATTCTTAACAACTTTAAAAGTTGCTTGTAATTCTTCATCAGCATTTGATCCAAAAAGTATTTTATATTTCACTGGATGGTATATAATCTGATCTGACAGCGATTTCAAAGGGTTAAGTGTTCCGGAGTAATTAATTCTCAATTGATCCGATGTTGCTTCTAAAGGTTTTGTACCTCCGTCTTGTAACCAAACTCTAAATAAGTTGTCGTATGTTCTCTCCAACAAGTAAACATCCACAATGTTCGAAACACTAGGATCTATCCTAGTGTCCTGTCCTGCATGGTGTTTGTATTGGAAACTGATAGAACTTCTGCCTCTTCTTGCTATGTAATCTGTTGTGGTTGTCAATGTGTTTGTAGTTGAACTATACGTTTTAACAACATCCTCGTCAGCATCATAGAAATAAAAGAACTGACCGTCTGTGTATGTTGTGCTAGAAAGTGTGATATCTGATTCGTTTTTTGAAACTAAAAAATTTGTTGCGGCATAAGGTCTGTATCTCTCTATCGTGTCATAAGATATGTACTTCTCAAAGAATACGAATTTAGTTGTCGGGGAAGTGTCCGGTTCAATTATTATGTCAAACAGTTCCGGATTGTCTACTACACCGTCATCGTCGTCGTCAACGAAACCAACCTTAACTTTTCTGTTGTCCTGGAAGCCGTCTACTTCTGTCACAGTGTCCACGACCTGCCACGATATCGGATAACCAATCGAATTGCCAGTTGAAACGATAGAGTTAGTCTTTAAAATTTTCACAGTATCTTTAACACTCTTTCCTGATTTGTAGTCGTAAATTTTTTCTTCAGCATCATAATGAAACTTGTTCTGTGCTTCTGACTCAAATATGTAATCTAGTTTTCTATATGTTACCGTGTATGTGTTTCCGTTATTCGTTAATTTAAACCACCAACTGGCATCTAGATTAGTCCCCGACGTGTCACCTTGCCTTGCTGTGTCAAAAACTGTGCCGGTGCTTAAATTTGTTGATGTGATGACCTTCCATTCCTCAGAATCTTGATCATACCTCAAACCAAACTCCTCATATTCCACGATCCTGTTGATCAGGTCTGCTTCAAGAGTTGCTGAGAATGATGTTGTGAATGCTGGGATCACTGCATTGATCACTGATCCATTTGGTATTATGTCATTGAGTGTTATTGGTCCTGTACCGTCTTCAAGATTTCCCACACCTGCATTGGCACCGTCTAACACAACTGCACCTATCTTGGCCCATGCCCTGTCTTCTGCTTCGCTTGTACCTGCTGTTACTAAAGTGTTATTAAAAAATTCCCTAGTGTCTGGTGATGTGAATTTGACCAGTGAACCAACTTTTGCAAATTTTAAGTTTGACGTTGCAGAATCTCCAACAACCAATGCTCCGCCCGATGTGAAATATCCTGTGTTGGTATTTGTCCCTGTTGTGGTCGAGTTCCATGTCGCACTCAGACTGCTTAAATCTTTTGGAGCATATTTCAAATAATAAAAGTGTCTTGCATATGCTTCTTTTAATTTTGACTCAACTGATGTGTCTATGATTGATTGTATTTCTGTTTTGTTGTTGAAGTTGAAGGTAAACTTCTGTGTGCTTTCTTCTCTGTATAACATTCCATCTTCGGCAAATACATTCACGTTTGAGTACGCACCGGTCGGATCTAGTATCTCTTTTGCTCTTGAAATTCCCGACGCTGTTCTGTTTACTGACCTCACCTTGACTATTTCTTGTGATGCTGAAAGAGGTACCACTTGATAGTCCTCAGCAGTAATCATTCTGTTTTGTGAATAGTAAACCTGTCCTGCTTTCTCTTTGATGGAAGCACTTGACTCTGTTGCGGCGCTGTTGTAAACTGATGACTTCAATCCCATGGTCAATGTCAGTGTCTGTTGTGCACCGTTGGCATCTACATACGGTACTGCAACCTGTACATTCTGTATATCCGCTGGTTGAATAGCAATCTTGGCATTGTCGCTAACTCTGTAATATGTTCTAAAAGATCCTAACGGAACATTTGAAAAATTCCCATCTCCAAAAACGAAGTCAACCCCATCATCAACCTTTGTTACAACGTTGTATATGTTTCTTTCTGATTTTGATAAAGAATTATATATTGCATTATTGCCTGACAGTGATGGTACTTTTGTCCATTTTTGTGATAGCTGACCAAATTGGTCCAATTTGTACAACCATACATCACTATCGTTAACGTTAGTAGCCGATAATGGATACACATAGTTTGTTATAGATGAATCTATATTAAATTCTGTTTGTTTTATTTTACCTTGCTTGAAAAGAAAAAAGAATCCTGTGTTGTTCGAACTGTCGCCGGATCCGTCTGTCCTGTATGTGTATGTCAATCCCGATCCCGGTATTGGGTCTGACTCATATATATTTTCCGAATCATTTATAGTGCTTGGTACTACCTCAAACTGTCTAGAAACTCCGCCCACTGATTTCACAAAATCAAACATAGGAAGATCAGACTGGAGTGAACTTAATGTGTACACCTCTGTTGATATCCCGCCAATCTTTCCCGACTCTCTCGGACTACCAAATAATTGTCCTGTCTGATTAGCCGCGTTCAGTATTGCTGTGAACTGTTCTCTGTAATTTGAATTTGCACTGTCGTTCCAAACTATCGTGCTGTTTGATAAATTTGTTCCTGACGAATCTCTAACGTTTTGTGTTGTAGTTATAGCATCAACTTTTAAAAGTCCTGTTGCCGGTTTGTTTCTCTTTGCATTGTAATTAATCAGTCTCGCTAATCTCAGTACAGAGTTTCTTCTCTCGGCAGTTTCTAGGAAGTTTTCTCTTGCGTTTAGATCTACCCTAAAAGAAAGTGCTTGAGCAACATAGGCAATTAGATCTATAAGTGCAACGTACTCTGAGCTTTCAACATAGTCATTAAAATCGTCTGGGTAGTTTTCCTTGAGATATGCCACCATGGTCCTTCGAAGTGTCTCGAAGTCATAGCTCTTGAAATCTGCCTGCTGGAATGATTGGTATATCTTCCTCCAATCTTCGGCAACTAGTAATCTGTTTTGTCTGTCTGTTGTGGCCATAATGTATCAATGTGTTAACAACGATATTTATGTGTTAGGAAATGTGCGTACTTTAAGATAGGCGCAACAGCGAGTTCTCATCAAAGTTAAACTTCAATTTTTCGGTGATGTTCAAGGGAACATATGTTATAGTTGCCTGTATTGCTATGCCCTTATCAGCTTCTGTCACTAGTATTTCCTCTGTGGATATACGTGGATCTGCATTGAGATTTGCTGTAATATCTTCAACAATAGCATCTTTGAGAGCTTCTGTGAACGGTTCAAATATGGCATCATATATTATAGTGCCAAATTCCGGGTTCTCCACCCTTTCTCCCTTACGTATGCTCAATCTGTTTATGAGATCTTGCTTGGCCACTTCAAAATCATACAACTTAAAATTCTTCTTGTCTGCTCTAGAACTGAATCCTTTAAAGGTTACTGAATTGCCTGTATTTGTTGTGTCTTCTCCGTATGCCATTAGTTTAATCTCCTAAATTCAACATCCACTTTGCTGTAATCTACCATGTAGAAACCTGTGTCTGTCATTTCTCTTGCCCATGGAACTTCCTGTGCCATTACACCTTCAAACGTTCCGTCTAGCTGTTTGTATTTAAACGAATATATGTTGATGCCCGAGGGTGACTTGCCAACTAATTTTATGTCTTCTTTCAGTCTAACATCACTAAAAAATCCTCCACCTGAGAAGAACCCGCTTATGGCCGTTACTGCTGTCTTGGCATATGAGCCAACTGATGTTACTAGACTAGAAAAACCAGATGGGTTATATCGACCAGGTCCGCCTCCCTGTCCTGCGGAGAAGAAGCCTTTTGCTCTATTCACTATACTTGATACCTGTGATACATTCGTAATGTTTCCTGCTAGAACATTCTTGTACACGTTTGTCACTGTGCTCACATTGTTTGCTATTGATCCAATGTTCCCAATATCTAAATTCCCTGTAATACCCTGTACAGAACTTAGAACTTTTCCTAGGTCTGCTCCACCTCCCTTTAACGAATACAACTGTCCGGCGGCATTAGCAAAAACGTTGTCCTTGAACAACTGCACTGCACCGTTACCGGATATGCTCTCTATCACTTGATTACTCAACTGTTTTGTTAGATTATTCTTAACACTACTGATTGAATCACTGAGATTAATATTCTGTAACTTGTTGGATATGCTTTCTATCTCTTTAAATTTTCCTTTGGACTGATTTATGATGTTAAAAGATTTGTCATATTTGTTTCCAAAATTTGTCACCAACTCACGTGCCTTGGTTGCACTTGTTGATGTTCCCATTTTATCTTTGAGATATCTTTCAGCATCTGCTTGGAACTGGCCAAGTCTTATACTCTCAATAGAAGAAATCCTGTTCTTCTGTTCCATGTACTCCACCGTGCCTGGTGTGCTGGAAAGCCTGTACCACTGTTTGGTGTCCAAACGATCACCTAGTGGATCCGAGCTTGGTAGGTGTCCTTCCGAAGTGAATGATTGGAATCTCGGCATTGGTTCGTGCGTTACAAATCTATGAACCGTTGTCTTTGTTTTCTTTGTGAACGACTGTAAAATTTGTCCTAGTGGTTTTCCGGCTAGCTCTACGTCTCCTTCGTCCCTTGGTGTCATTCCCACTTTGTCTGTTGTCAACCATCCTGGACCCCATGTTGGACTTGCACCGGTTGAGTTCATATGCACCTGTGCCCCTGCTAGGTGTATCTGTCCGCCTGCTCCATGCAGTTGTGTTCCTGGCGTAAATGATGTAAGACCATCCCTTGCAAAGTCCCTTATTGATCCTGCCTGTGAACTATTGAATATTCCCTTTTCTCCTAGGTTGAACATGGCCGAGGCCGACTGCACCATGTCTGTCTCCGCACTCATCCTTATGGATCCTGCGGCGTGCATGTTTATGTTGGCATCACTGTGTAGGTTGAAGTCACCTTGTGTCCTCATGTTTATTCCGCCCACACCAGAGTAGATGTCTATCTTGCCGTCCTTGTTCATCTCTATCCATGCGTTACCCGAAGCATTGGCTATGTAGATAACACCTTGTGTGTCGTGCATTAACAGTTGGTGTCCCGATGACGTCCTCAATCTTGTCATTTGGTTTGATCCATCTGTTGCACCATCATCCATGACGAAACTGTGCCCTGGATTCCTGTCTGGTCTCACTGGGGTGTTTCCTACACCTATGTTCAATGTCCTTGAATCGGCTCGCACTGCTCCCGGGGTACTCATCCCAAAAACTCTGCTTGGTGATTCTCTTCTCGCTGACGATGTTGTTGTTCCTCTCACGTTGTCTTGTACCAACCCCTGTTTCTGTAGCTGTTCTGATAGAATATCGTTCACAGGATATTTCCAAGCATCTACATTTTTTCCTGTTTCACCGTCCTGATACATCAACATGTTTTTCTCGCCGGCCGGAACTTGATCCGTTCCATATAATTCTTGTTTGTTCTGACTGAAATCTGTTCCGTCTGCTCCCACTCTGGTGTTTGTCGTGGCACCATGTGCCGGTATCGATTGATTCACAAATGGTTGTTGCACACATCCTATCCAGAACGCAGTGCCCTGTGCCTTTTCACCTTTTGCAAATATAACCAACACCTCTGTGTCTATGTCAGGTGGTACTGCCCACATACCATAGGCATGTTGTGTCTCCTTGTAGTTGTACGGATCAGTCTTTGATACTGATTTAATGCTCTTAGCACCATAGAAAGGTGACAGATACTGACACCAGGTTATCTGGTTCGGTGATGGATCTGTGGTGTTGGTCAGTGATGGAATATTCACTCCCAGTCTTCCCATCCTTTGAGGGTCAACAACTACCTTTACCGTTGCTATGTAAGGGCCTGGATCACTGTCAATAAATCTCTCATTGAAACTTTTCTGGTTGTCCTGTGAATCTGTGAATCCTTGTGAACTTCTATATATTGCCATACTATAATTTATGCCGACGTATCTAAGGGATTACTATTAATATATTCTTCAACAGTATTAAGAGTTCCCGATGCTTTGTCTTTCCTCTTTTTCAGTTGTTCTGCTTCTGATATTTCTTCCAACCCTTTGACTGCCGAATCTACCAGAATAGGTGCAAGTCCTTTTCCTTGTTGATTATTGAATCTGGTGCAGTACAATACCTGTGTGAACTGGCCATTGTCAAACTTGGACTCTACCTTGTTGACCTCATACAGGCCGTTGAAGAAAAGATTCTCCTCGTAGTGTTTTGCTGTGAACATTGTTCCTTCCTTTTCGTCTATGTCATCCGGTACCCTGTAAGTCAAACTCAGTAGCGGTGTGGACTGATCTGCATTGAAACTTTCAAAAGATTTATTGTACGTAGAGTTTTTACCCCCTACCTGAGAAATCCTATTCTGGTGTATGGGGACATACATGTCCTGGCAGATGTATGCGGGATCTCCCAGTATTTCCAACTCTATCCTCAGCATATCTGATTGTGGATTGGTCAGGTAATCATAAAACTGCTGTGACTTGGGTGTCTCCCGGGTGACCACTGACAGGGCACTCCTGCCTTTTATTGTTGATGGGTACTGCCTCATTGGCAAGTTTGGTTCTGGTTGATCATTATTATTTCCCTCCGCACCAAAAACTTCCCTGACCGTTTCTGCTATGTGTGTGAACAACCCAGTTTCTGCTGTTGACTTGTCCTCTGCCGATCTTACGTTCCTGTGGAAATAGGCCGCCTTGTAGTGTATTCGTATGTTCTGTACATCTGTGTTTTCGCCTGTGTAGATGTAGTTGTATTCCTTGTCCACTTTCTTGCTCCAGTCCACATTACCTATGCTCACTCCCGGTGCGATCAGTTTGAGCACGTGTATCTTGTATGGCACGGCCATGTAAATTATCTTCTTGGGGTGCATCTTGGTCACCCTGTCTAGCCTGCTGGTGTCTGTTTCCACGGTGGTCTTGATCTTGAACCAATTAACAAACTGGTCCTGTTTGAGATACGCTGATATCTCTCCACTTTTGATAATGTCACTCACTGTCGTCTCGCTCTTGAGCCTGTCCTCTGTGACACCTGCACCTAGGAGGTAACTGGTCCAGAAATGTTCCACCAGATTCT